CCTGTCTTTCTTCAACCTCGACACCATTAATTACGTTAGTCGAAACGTTATTTGTAAAGCTAGTTCTGTGCGTTCTTCTGCTATCCTTGTTAGATAGAGTCATGCGTAAATCGTCCTCTACTTTAACCCATCTGCGTCCATCGTATCTAAATAATCTGTTGGGCATAAAATCTGTTCTTAAATAAAAATCACCATTGTAGTTGTCTCTTGGAAATTCGATACCGCTACCGAATGGTGTTCCGTTCGGAGTATCACCGTCACCGTAGTCCATTAAGTAACCAGTATAGCCTTTGCGTAGTGGCTGCGTGTTAATTTCGTCCGCTGTAAGACTTCCTGCACTAGCATCAAGATCTGTCTGATCCACTGTTACTAACTCAATGGTGCCATCTTCGGCATCCTTGGATACAGTATAAAAATGAGTTGTTTCAAACCCACTTTCTAATGAATCAATTTCAGCTTGAGCAACTACGGCGTTATTAATCTGCATTTCTTTGTCGTATGTAGACAGTAAATCTCTCAATGTAGTATCATCCTCTGAACACTCGTCTGCTGGTAAGTTTAAAATATCTGCGTATTCTTGTCCATCGTAGATTTGCTTTAATTTTAGTCTATATAAATGCGGGTACCACGTTTGTGAAAAACCTTCACTTGCTCTGGTTACGTCTTCAATTACATAAAATCGTTTTAATGCTACTGAAATATCGCCTAGTGCATATTCATCTTTTAAGTGAGGTAGTTCAATTACGTCACCTGTAATAGGTTTGCGTCCAATAGTTTTTACGATGCTTCTAATGTGTACAGTCATAAAAAGTATGTCATTGCTTAAAAATAAACCAAACTGACTTAAATCAAAATCAATGTCTTGCACATTATAGATTGCCCTATGCGTGTACACATCAGTGTCGTACTTTCTATCTCTGTTTTCTAAGAACAATAGATCCTGAATAGTTGTTTCGTCTACAACATCATACTGCGGCTGGTCAGCAGTGGCATTGGCATCAGCGGTTGCTTTAGGACCTAGATATTTGTGAATATTAATGTCGGTACCGCCCACAGTAAACATCTCGTCAACTTGACGATCAATAAACTCGTAGTCGTTACCTCTTTCGGGACGATATAAGCTAATGCGTGGAATTGTACTTCTCCTATAGTTATGTATATTTATTCTCAGCTCGAGCATAAATACAGTAGGAGATACTAAATGTCTGAATTAGCTACAATGAAACAAGAAGTTTTCGATTATGTTTACAACATGCTCGGCGGAGGAATGGTCGACGTTGAGTTAGATCCTGTACACTACGAAACAGGATTGACTAAAGCGTTAACTAGATATAGAATGCGTTCTGACTACGCAGTTGAAGAATCGTATATGTTTTTGACACTCGAACTTGATCAGAATGAATACATACTTCCTAAGGAAGTCATCGAAGTAAGAAAAGTATCACGTCGCGGTCTCGGGCAAACTTCTGGCGGCACAACTTTTGAACCATTTAATATGGCATACACTAATGCATATCTACTTAAATCATCGAACCTAGGCGGGCTTGCTACGTATGAATTGTTTATGGGATATCAGGAATTAGTCGGACGTATGTTTGGCGCGTTTATCGAATTTACTTGGAGTACATCTACAAAGAAATTAACAATTCTACAGCGCCCAAAAGCAAACGAAGAAGTGTTGCTTTTTTGTTACAACTATCGCCCAGACGTTCAGTTACTAGATGACTACCTCTCTAAACAATGGATAAAAGATTATACATTAGCAGCTTGTAAATATATGCTAGGTGAAGCAAGAAGCAAATTTCCAACCATCGCTGGTCCACAAGGCGGCTCATCACTTAACGGCGACACACTCAAAGCAGAAGCACAAACTGAAATGGAAAAGCTCGAAATCGAAGTATCTATGGCTGTATCAGGTGGTACAGGCTATGGCTTTTTAATCGGATAATATAGGTTGACAAACTCTTGAATAGATTACATAATAAACAACAGAAACAAAGGTTTAAAATGAATAAATTCAAACTCCTAGTCATAGGACACGGTCGTCATGGCAAGGACACAGTTTGTGAAATATTACGAGACAAGTACGGCTACCGTTTTGACAGTAGCAGTGCCTTTTGTTCCAAAGCATTTATTTACAATATGCTAAAGGACAAGTATGGTTATACTTCTGAAGAAGAATGCTATGCTGATAGACACAATCATAGAGCAGAATGGTTTGACGCAATTTGCGATTACAACAATCCAGACGCTGCAAGACTTGGTAGAGAAATATTTACAGTAAACGATGTCTATTGCGGATTAAGAAATAAAAAAGAGTTTTTTGCTATGCAAAATACTGGCGTATTTGATTATGTAATTTGGGTAGATCGCGCAGATTACTTACCACTTGAGCCATCCGATAGTATGAACTTAGAACAATGGATGTCAAACTTTACTATTGACAACAACGGCACTTTAGAAGAGTTAGAATTTAACGTAGATCAGCTTCTAACTTACTTGTCAAAAATCAGGCCTTAAGTCACCTTGCTTCCACTTGAAGCCTTCCTTTTGTACAAGCCGCTGACAATTTGCACAAATAGTTTTTAAGTTATTAGGACGGCAGTTATCAAGATTGCCGTCCAAATGATAAACATTAAATTGCTCTTCGTGCTGACTTGTAAATTTACACTTCTCGCAATAGTTACGTTTTTTGTAGCCTGCTAGTACATACTTAGGTATGCCATAGCCCACTGTCTTTTTCTTTAGGCAGATGTCACACTTCTTTCGATAGAAGGTTTTATCGCCTTTTTTATAATTTATAGCAGCAGGACGCTGGTTGCATATACATAATGGTCTCATATTAATTTTTCCTACTATACTTTTATCTTCGTTAGCATATTTTTCTTTATATTCTTTCTGTTTCTTTTTAACGTACTCTGCATCATTCCATAGTTCTTTTTGTAAATCTCTTTGATATAGTTCTTTGTTAACAAGCTCATATGTTCTAGAAGAAATGTTTTCTTTTATAATATTTCTAGTCATCCAATTAATAGCAGCCTGCATTTTGTATTTTGCTAAACCGCCATGCATTCTTACTAACAGTAAATGCGCTATACAATGTTCTCTAGGAGTTAATAAAACCATATTAGATTTTTTATTACTACCTCCAAGTGATCTAGGAATTATATGATGATTCTCGTAATAACAGTTATCAATTTTCTTTCTATCTAAAGATCTTCTCGAATTAATTAGATTGTTGTAAGTTTTAGAATATTTGTTATCTAGAGATATATATTGTTGTTGGGCCATAAGATACTCCTTTGGTCTAAAAGCGATGGAGATGGCAGTCTCGCGATCGCTGCTTTCTACTAATATTTATCTATCTTCGGAGAACCTCACCTTTACCACACCTTTTTTGCCTGCGTAACCGGGGTAATTTATATGGTTTGTAATAAATACTTGTATATGACAATCCATGAGGAGAAGATGAGATGACATTAGTATCACCAGGTGTACAAGTCAATGTAATTGACGAAAGTTTCTACACACCAGCTGCGGCTGGAACGGTGCCTATGATCTTTGTAGCCACTGCGGAAAATAAACCGAACAATAGTGGCACTGGAATTGCAGCAGGCACACTGGCAGCTAACGCTGGCAGAGCTTACTTGCTAACCAGTCAAAGAGAATTAGGCGAAACATTTGGAGACCCACTGTTCTATTCCGACGGTAATGGCAACATGATTCACGGTTCAGAACTTAACGAATATGGTCTTCAGACAGCATACTCACTATTAGGTGTTTCTAATAGAGCGTATGTAGTTAGAGCAGATTTAGATCTTGGCAAATTAGAGCCAAGCGCAGATGAGCCAGGCGGCGAGCCAGCAGACGGAACATATTGGTTTGACACACAGATCACCCAATTTGGGTTACTTGAATGGAACGCATCATCAGTAACTACTACTGGCGGCCAAACATTTACAAGTGTAGATGTAATTTCAATCACAGAGCAAGACGAAGTTGAAGACTTTAGCAACCAAGACTACACACCAAAAGCAAGTATTGGCGGCGTAGGTGATTATGCTGTTGTTTCAGTAACTACTACAAATAGATCATGGTTTAAAAATGCATCGTCAACATGGGTTCCGGTTGGTTCGCCAGACTGGAAAGCAAGCTGGCCTGTAGCAACTAGCACGTCAAATCCGACTGTAACTACAGGACAGACTCTAACTATTAACAGCACAGACTTTGTTATTGACGGCGTTACAATTGTTAGCGCAGCAACACTAGTCAGTGAAATTAATGGTGCAGGAATTTCAGGAGTTTCAGCAGAAGTTAATGACAATGCAATTGACATTTATTCAACAGGTGTTGACGTAGACATTTCGGGTACAGCAGTAGCTGACTTAGGATTTGCCGCAGGTACATACGCTGCACCGAGCCTAGCAATTCAGCCTCACACACAGGTTCCAGAATGGAAGTCAATTAACGCTACTCCGCGTCCAACAGGATCGGTATGGTTCAAAACAACTACTCCAAACGGCGGAGCAAACATCAGAGTTAGATCATACAACGCTGATACAAAGCTATGGGAAAATGTAGACGCACCTGTTTATGACACAGCAGAAACTGCAATCTTTAACTTAGATCGCGCAGGAGGCGGATCAAACTTACGAGCAGGTGATCTATATGTCCTAGCAGATGTTGAGAACAGTGGCCTTGCTAACTTTAAGATTCATCGCAGAGTAGTTACAGGCGCAACTACTATTACTACGCCTAAGATAACAGTTGATTCGTTTACTGCGGCAAGTGAAGTTGACTTTGTAATGAGCGAGTCACTAGTAAATAGCTCAACCCTTGAAAATTCTAAAACAGTATCGTTTACAACTACTGGTTCGTCAAACGATGCAACTGCGCTAGCTAACGCAATTGGCTCGGCAGGTTTTACAAATATCCAAGCAAGTGTTGACGCACAGAACAGAGTTATCATCAAGCACAAGCTAGGTGGAGACTTCCGTATTATTGATACTAATGGTTCGCTAACAGAAGCAGGACTAGCAGTATTTGATGCAACTGATACTTCAACAACTGCTAATCTTTACTACTCACCGGGAGCAGATAACTCATCTGATCCACAAGATTGGAGAGCAAGTAACTGGAAGGTACTGAGCTACACAGCATCAGAAGAGCCACCGCTAGCACTAACAGCAGACGGCGAACTATGGTATAACTCAATCGTTGACGAAGTTGACATTCTTATCCATGACGGGTTTGATTGGATTGGTTACGCTAACTATGACCACGGCGACGGTGCAGGATCAACTGACGTAAACGGCCCAATTGTAGCAGCAGCTGAGCCTACAGAAAACTCAACTGGTGGCGCACTAGTAACAGGTGATCTTTGGATTGACACTGCTGACGTTGATAACTATCCAGTAGTGTACAAGTATGTTGTTAACGTAGGTTGGGTTACTGTTGATAAGACAGACCAAACAAGCGAAAATGGTATACTGTTTGACGATGTACGTTATGGTAACTCGGGTACTGATGTTGAAAAGGCAGACATTACAGATCTCCTAGTAAGCAATTACAAAGATCCAGATGCTCCTGATCCAGCACTATATCCAAAAGGTATGCTACTTTGGAACCTACGTCGTTCGGGCTTTAATGTTAAGCGTTTTGTACGTAACTACATTAACACAGCAGAAGACAACGAGCGTTTCAATGTTACTGCTGGTGAGTATGATCGCAATGGACAACCAGAAGCGTTAGCTGACTACTACCCACACCGCTGGGTTACGGCGTCAGGTAATAACGAGGATGGCTCAGGTACATTCGGACGCAATGCGCAACGTAAGACCGTTGTACAAGCTTTACAGGCTATGGTTAACAGCAACCAAGATATTAGAGATGAAGAGATTCGTCAATTCAATCTAATTGCTACACCAGGTTATCCAGAACTAATTGGCGAAATGGTTACGCTAAACTATGACAGACGTCTAACAGCGTTCGTTGTAGGTGACACGCCAGCAAGACTAACACCAGATGCTACTTCACTTAATGAGTGGGCATCAAATGTACGTCTGGCAGTAGAAGATAACGACGACGGTGCAGTAAGCTTTGACGAATACCTAGGTATGTATTACCCTTGGGGCTTTACAAGTGATAACGCAGGTAACAACGTTGTTGTTCCACCAAGTCACGGTATTCTAAGAACACTAGCATTAAGCGATCAAGT